TTATTCCACATCCTTCAAATCATCGGGCACCATTTCCATGATGTCTCCGACATCACAGTTCAGGGCAGCACAAATCTTCGACAGAATTTCGGTACTGACGTTTTCATCCTTGCCAAGTTTCGCAAGTGTTGTCGTGCTGATTCCGCTGGCAGCTCTTAAGTCCTTTTTCTTCATATTTTTATCAATTAGTAATTTCCACAATTTCTTATAGCTGACTGCCATGTGTTCTCCTCCTATCCATTAGAGTCCTATCGGCAAAAGACGCCTTATAAATTATAGCACATCAGGAGAGAAATTTCAACAAAATTTCAGATTTTTAATTTGCATTTACGCATTTTTTATCATTTCTACCGCAATTTAAATACTCCAGCTTCTTAGGCTGTCAGACAAGTAGATCTGGGAAATAGGCCATGTTCACTGCGCTACTGTAGACTTCCTCGCCTACTTTTGCGAAGAGCATGTGCCACCGGTCGAAAAAAATTTACATTTGAGTCCTTGACTTCGACGAATCATCTGTGTATAATATGGTGTAGTATTTCAGCGAACATGCTTAAATGCTACGAAAGGAGGATCATCATGGAAAACAAATTCGGAGAATTTGTAAAAGCCAAAAGGCAGGAGAAAGAAATCAGCCTGCGAAAGCTCGCCGAGGAACTGGGGATAGTGCCCGCGTACATGAGTGACATCGAAAAAGGAAGGAGGTATCCGCCAGACAAGGAGAAGATCTATAAAATCGCTGAGGTGCTGGGGCTCAACGAGGATGATACAAACACGCTCTTTGATTACGCTGCCCTCTCAAGGGACAACGGCGTATCTCCTGATCTGTCTGACTATGTGATGGGCGTCGGCAATCTCCGCACCGCTCTTCGCAAAGCGCGTGACATCAATGCCGGTGAGGATGATTGGCAGAAAATCATCGACATGCTGGAAAATCAGGAGAAAAACGGAGGTAACTCGTAATTTGCGGTACTATGACTACAGCAAAACCCAGCTCGAAAATGAGGCTGACAGCCTGAACGAGTCTTTTGACAAAGAACGCCTTATCCGACCTAAGAAGATCGATGTATATGACGTGGTGGATTTCATACACTGCACACCTGACTGGTTCTATTTGTCACCAGATCAGTCGATCCTTGGAATGACAGCCTACAACAACGGCTACTACTACGCTTGGATTCCCATCAGTGAAGCCGACGAGACTCCACCTGATAGCATCGTATATAATGGGATGTTTCCTAAAAAGACTCCTGTCGAAAAAGGAACTATTATCATTGATCGGAGTATTAATGAGGGCGACAATCGCGGAATAGAGAACTTTAGCTGCATTCACGAATGCTTCCATCAGAAGCTCCATCCACGTTGTTTTATGAATCGGTCGGCGAATTACCAGCATTTCTGTCAGAAGAAGGCTTTCCGCGCAGAAACTGGAGACAGGTCAAATATGTCTGCTATTGAGGTCATTGAATACCAAGCCAACTACTGCGCTGCGGCATTCTTAATGCCACGAGAGGCAGCTACAGCTGAATTTCTGAAGACAATGGGCTTACGTTCATCACCGACTACGCCCCTTCAAAGAACATATGAAGTTGATCAGGCAATTTCAGAACTGGCCGAAAAATTTAGCGTCAACTATACACCCATGAAATACCGTCTTCAAGAATTAAAATTGGTATCCAGAGAGGAACTATCTCTCGACGAATATTTCTGTTAGCACGGGAATGTGCTCTCACAGGTACATTCCCCTATTTTTTACTATCAGTGTAGCAAATAAGCGAACACGCTTATTTGCTACAAGAAAGGAGGAAAGCATGAACAAGCCACTCAAATGTCCTGTTTGTGGGAAAAGAGCCTGCGATGTATCAGATATTCCGAATGAAAAGATGTACATCGAACTCAAGTGCCCTAACTGCAATCATATCGTAAAAATTCTTTGCGATGAGTCAGCAGTAAAGGAATCGTCCAACAACCGCATTGCTAATTACACTATGCAGGCAGGTATATAACAACAAAATCGAAAATTTAATACGCAAAGCATACCGAGCAACGGAGTCGAGATGAACTACCAAATGGCCGGATGACTTTGAAACACAGTGTTTCAGAGTTATCCGGTCATTTGTGTTTCTTAAGACTTCGGCTTTGCGTTCTCTCGGCTCCTTTCGCTCAGAAAGGAACCGAAAATGAAAAACTCTAAGAAAAGCAATGAAAACAAACGTTTCTATCCACTTCGTGACTCGGATACCCCTTCCAAGGTCACCCTTGTACCTATTACAGAGGAGCAATATCGATCCTTCTATCCAGACATCTGGGCTACCCAGAAACGTGAACAATATCACGGACGCTGCATGTGTACTAAACGCTATCTCTGGAAATGTGATGGACAGTGCGATCTGTGTGAGTACCATGCACCCGATACCGTTTCTCTGGACGATCCACTTCCGGACGGCAATGGCACCCTCGGCGATTACATCCCGGACAGTAACCCTTCTATAGAGAATATTATTGCTGACCGCGACCTGCTCAAGCGCCTCATTGCCCGGTTCCGTGAGCTTGATCCTGACGCAGACCGTATCATCCAGATGCGACTCAACAATCCGAAAATTTCTGATCGTAAGATCGCAGAAGCACTCGGCCGTCCACAGCGAACGTTTGCTGACCAAATGAAGCGCTATTACACAGAGCTTCATAAGGAAAAGAACAAGTAAATACATACCCTTTCCGGCCACTGTCCCTTTTCGGATGGTGGCTGGAAAACTTTTTTATAAAATCCTCCGCTCAAATCGGCAGTTCATCTCCAGTGGAAGGTGAAGGCAAGAGAACACAGCCTTCAGAAAGCGAGGTGAACACATGATGTACCGCAGTTACGCAGACACCGGCGGCAACGTGAATGAGGAAATCAAGCTCCTGAACTCCATCAGCCACGTATCCGCCAGACTGGCAAGGAATCTCTCACTCCTTGCCGCAAGCCAATCCGAGGAAGGAGGAAAAGAAAATGTCAAAGATGGCAGAAATGCACGAGACCATCGAAGAACTCAGAAGCGCTGCTGCTTCTATTAATGCCGTAGCCGACTGGCTCTACCAGCAGTTTTCCGGCGACAACAATTCTACACTGGAACCCACGAAGGCACCAGTTAAGAAGGAAACAAAACCACAGCTCAAGCTGGAGGACGTAAGAGCTGTCCTTGCTGAGAAGTCCCGTGCCGGTCATACCGCAGAGATACGAGCCCTGCTTAAAAAGTACGGTGCCGCGAAGCTCTCGGAGATCGATCCGGCAAACTATGAAGCCCTGCTTCAGGACGCGGAGGTGATAGGCGATGACAGCTAAAGCACACGCGATCCTATCCGCATCCAGCTCCGACAGGTGGCTGCACTGCCCGCCGTCAGCGAGGCTCTGCGAAGCCTATGAGGACAAAGGAAGCGACTACGCTGCAGAAGGCACCGACGCTCATGCGCTCGGTGAGTACAAGCTGAAATCCGCGCTGGGACTTCCATCAGAAGATCCGACTGAAAGCCTCACATGGTATTCCGAGGAGATGGATGACTGCACCAGCGGCTATGCCGAATACGTGCTGGAGCAGGTCGAAGCAGCCAAGGAAACTTGTACCGATCCGATAGTTCTTATCGAGCAGCGTGTGGACTTCTCCCGCTGGGTAGAACATGGCTTCGGTACCGCCGACTGCATCATCATCGCGGACGGCACGCTTCGGGTGATCGACTACAAGCACGGCTTAGGCGTCTTGGTCTCCGCAGAGGAAAATCCGCAGATGCAATGTTACGCCCTCGGTGCTCTGGAGCTTTTCGATGACATTTACGACATCGCTCAGGTTTCCATGACCATCTACCAGCCGAGACGTCAGAACGTCAGCACTTACGAACTCAGCAAGGACGACCTGTACCGCTGGGCAGATGAAGTCTTAAAACCCACCGCAGAACTGGCCTTTGCCGGTGAAGGGAACTTCCTCTGCGGTGGATGGTGTTGCTTCTGCAAAGCTAAAAATGAGTGTCGTGCCAGAGCCGAGGCGAATCTGAAGCTCGCGCAGCATGATTTTAAACTCCCGCCACTGCTTACGGATACCGAGATTGAAGTCATCCTCGGCAAGGTAGATGAGCTGGTCAGTTGGGCTTCCGATATCAAGGAATACGCCCTGCAGCAGGCTCTCTCCGGTAAGGAATGGTCAGGCTTTAAGCTCGTCGAAGGACGCAGCAACCGCAGATACAGCAACGAGGCCGCTGTCATCGACGCGGTCGAGAAAGCAGGCTTTGACCCGTATGAGAAGAAGCTGCTCGGCATTACCGCCATGCAGAAGCTCCTCGGCAAGTCTCGCTTTGATGAACTCCTGACGGCCTATATCGAAAAGCCACAGGGCAAACCCACACTTGTGCCGGATAGCGACAAGCGCTCGGCCATGAACACAGCAAAAAATGATTTTATGGAGGAAAACGACAATGAGTAAAAATGTAAAAATCAGCAATCCCATGAAGGTTATCACCGGTACCAGCACCCGCTGGAGCTACGCAAACGTCTGGGAACCGAAGTCCATCAACGGCGGCACTCCCAAGTACAGCGTAAGCCTTATCATCCCTAAGTCCGACACCAAGACCATCGCCAAGATCAAGGCTGCCATTGAAGCTGCCTACAAGGAGGGCGAGGCCAAACTCAAGGGCAACGGCAAGTCGGTACCAGCGCTTTCCGTCCTTAAGACACCTCTGCGTGACGGCGATGCAGAACGTCCGGATGACGAAGCATACAGGAATGCCTACTTCGTCAACGCCAATGCAACTTCTGCTCCCGGCATTGTGGACGCAGACCTGAATCCGATTCTCACCCGCTCCGAAGTGTATAGCGGCGTGTACGGCAGAGCCAGCATTACGTTTTATGCTTTCAACTCTTCCGGCAACAAGGGAATCGCCTGCGGACTCAACAATCTGCAGAAGATCCGCGACGGCGAGCCTCTCGGCGGCAAGGCAAGCGCTGAGTCCGACTTTGCTACTGATGACAATGAAGATTTTCTTAACTAAGGAAAGGAGCGCAAAACTATGGAAAGCACAGTCATAATTTCATCCCTTCTCTGCAACATCCTGATCGGGTGCTTCTGCATCGTAGTTCTGTCTTGGGCAGTGGTCGCCATCCAGACGGTGATCAATGACTTCAAGCGTGAGAAACGCGAAGAGAAAAAAGCCGCGCAGGACGACGAATACCATATCAAACGTATGGAATCCCTGAAATAATCCAGTATCGCAGGCGGCTTAGGAGCGTTCTTAAGCCGCTTGTTTGAATTGAGGTGAAACTCTATGCAAACACTCAGTATTGATATTGAAACCTATAGTGACGTGAACCTATCCAAGTGCGGTGTTTATAAATATGCCGAGTCGCCGGATTTTGAAGTACTCCTGTTCGGCTACAGCGCCGATGGCTCCGATGTGACGGTTATTGATCTTGCACAGGGAGAACGTCTGCCGCAGAAAATCATAGAAGCCCTGACGGATAATACTGTCATCAAATGGGCTTTCAATGCAAATTTTGAACGGGTGTGCTTATCCCGATATCTTCGTGATCTTGGAGTAGGCCTTGATCCCTTCCACGATAACCATCCTCTCTCTGCCGAGTGCGCCCGCTTCTTAAATCCGGAAAGCTGGCGCTGCTCTATGGTCTGGGCGGCCACAATGGGACTGCCGCTTTCGCTGGAAGGCGTCGGTGCCATTCTCGGTCTTGAAAAACAAAAGCTCACAGAAGGGAAAAATCTGATCAAATACTTTTCCGTGCCCTGCGCTCCGACGAAAGCAAATGGCGGTCGCACGAGGAATCACCCTTTTCATGCGCCGGACAAGTGGGAAGCCTTCAAACAATATAACATCCGCGATGTGGAAACCGAAATTGGCATTAAGAATCGACTTGCCAAATTTCCCGTGCCAGAAGAGATCTGGGATGAATACCACATCGATCAGGAAATCAATGACAGAGGTGTCCGGCTCGACATGGATCTTGTGAAGGAAGCCATCGAAATGGACTCCCGCTCTCGGTCAGAACTGACTGCTGCCATAAAAGATATAACAGCACTTGATAATCCAAACTCCGTCCAGCAAATGAAACAGTGGCTCTCTGACAACGGTCTCGAAACTGACAGTCTTGGAAAGAAGGTGGTAGCAGAGCTTATCAAAACCGCTCCACCACATCTTCAGACCGTTCTGGAGCTCCGACGACAGCTTTCCAAATCCTCCGTAAAGAAATATCAGACGATGGAGCGGGCGGTCTGTGACGATGGAAGAGCTCGCGGCATGTTTGCGTTTTACGGAGCCAACCGTACCGGTCGCTGGGCGGGCAGGCTTATACAATTGCAAAACCTCCCGCAAAACCATCTCCCGGATCTTGCTGCTGCACGTGCCCTTGTAAAATCCGGAGACTTCGATGCAATAAAACTCCTATATGAGGATGTACCAGACACGCTCTCCCAGCTGATCCGTACAGCATTCATACCGAAAGACGGCATGCAGTTTTATGTTTCTGACTTCAGTGCCATCGAAGCAAGAGTCATCGCATGGTATGCAGGGGAGACGTGGCGCCAGAAAGTCTTTGAAACCGGAGGCGACATCTACTGCGCCAGTGCCAGCCAGATGTTCCATGTCCCGGTCGAGAAGCATAGCATTAACGGCCACCTGCGTCAAAAAGGCAAAATTGCGGAATTGGCTCTCGGCTACGGCGGCTCAGTCGGTGCCTTAAAGGCAATGGGCGCTATAGAGATGGGCTTAACCGAAGATGAGCTTCCTCCGCTGGTGGACGCATGGCGGCAGACAAATCCCAACATCATAAAATTCTGGTGGGATGTCGGCCGCGCTGTCATGGAGGCTGTGAAGTATAAACACACAACCAGCAGCTACGGACTTACCTTCTCCTGTCGATCCGGGATGCTCTTTATCGCACTGCCCTCCGGACGAAATCTCGCCTATGTAAAGCCGAAAGTCGGTACCAATAAATTCGGCGGCGAGTGCATCACTTATGAAGGAATCGGCAGCACAAAAAAATGGGAACGACTCGATTCATACGGGCCGAAATTTGTGGAAAACATCGTGCAGGCTACCTCCCGCGACATTCTTTGCTATGCTATGAAAACGCTGCGCTGCTGCTCCATCGTCATGCATATCCATGACGAACTGGTTATCGAAGCAGACCCTCGCATGTCTCTCGACGTTCTCTGTGAACAGATGAGCAGGACTCCGCAGTGGGCAAAGGGCCTGAAGCTCCGCGCAGACGGTTACGTCACGCCTTTCTACAAAAAAGATTAAAAATCGTCCGCTCAAATCAGGCGTTCATCTCCAGTGGAAATTGGAGGTGGACGCCTTTTTAAGTCTGCCCGGAAAGGAGGACTTTTAAGTGAGCAACGATTATCGCAACAGCGAAGGCTATCCTGACCCAACTGCAGGTGAAGCGCTCTCCCGGATTGCTGCAAATGAAAAGCAGTCCCTTCGTGCTTTCCGACCTATCGTCTACATCTGCTCTCCGTTTTCCAGAGATGTGGAAGAAAACATAGCTAATGCCAGACGCTACAGCCGATTTGCCGTGGACAAAGGATATATCCCTATCGCGCCGCATCTGCTATTTCCACAGTTCCTTGACGATGACAATCCGGAAGAACGTGAGCTTGGTCTTTTCTTCGGAAATGCCCTTATGAGCAAATGCGCCGAGGTCTGGGTATTCGGTAGCCGCATCTCATCCGGTATGGAAGCAGAAATCAAACGCGCCAAGTGGAAGAACTATCACTTGCGCTATTTTACAGAAGAATGTCTGGAGGTTTAACGCTATGTATGAAATTAAAGAAAATCGCAGAGAACTTTTCGATGGCACCAAGATTACAACCTACACCCGCGATGTGGTAAGCGCTAATGTCCTGCAGGTAGAAGCAGGAACGACCGGATACAAAGGTGGCGACACCGGTCACGGTGGACGTACCTATTTCCGCATTTCCGACGAAGGTAGCACAGATATCCATGTCACGCCTTTTATGGACAGATTCGGCTGCAATGGATTTGAAGTCACCCTTGGCGGCGACTGCGAACTGGAAACCATGATCCGCGCTCTGAAATTTATCACGAAGGTGCTGGAGGAAGAATCGGAGGAGGTGTACGACTGATGTTTACCCTGTATAACGCTGATTTCATCGGCAATCCTGGAAACTGCTCTTATCCGCATAAGACCGTTGTCATGGACGCAAACAGTATGAGAGCTGCCGTCGGTCACGACTATGTGTGTGCGGAGTATAAGAATCACTACCGCAACAGCGACAACTTTCTCTCCGCTGACTGCCTTCCCGTGGACTGTGATAATGATCATTCGGAAGATCCGAAAGACTGGATCACACCGGCAGACGTGCTGGAGGCATTTCCCGGAGTGAGCCTCGCTATCCATTACAGCCGTTTTAATCAGCGCGAGAAAAACGGTAAACTGGCGAGGCCAAAGTTCCATGTGCTCTTTCCCATTGATCGGGTGACAGATGCCACCCTTTATAGCGATATGAAGAAGCTGGTCAATTCCATCTTTCCCTATTTCGATACGAAAGCGCTGGATGCTGCCCGTTTCTTCTTCGGAACGCAGGAACCGAATGTAGAACTCTATCCCAGTCGCATGAACCTAACGGAATTTTTAAACGACGACGAGTTCGATGCAGATCTGCCCGGCAGGCATGAAATGGACGTCGTAATCCCGGAAGGAAGCCGTAACGCTACCATGTCCCGTTTTGCCGGTATCGTCATAAAGAAATACGGCGATACGGAAAAAGCATACCAGAGTTTTCTGGAAAAGGCCGCAACCTGCGTACCACCTCTGGATAACAGCGAGCTAAATACCATTTGGCACAGTGCCCAGCGTTTTTATTCCAAGATCAGCCGAGAGGACGGTTATGTTCCTCCGGAAGTTTATAACGACGAGAACAGCTATAAGCCGGAGGACTTTTCCGATGTGGGACAGGCCGAAGTGCTCTCGAAGTATTTTGCAAACGAGCTGCGCTACTCACCGGCTACCCACTTTATCCGATACAGCGATCACTACTGGCAGGAAACAGAGCCCGGTGCACAGGCCGTTGCGCATGAGCTCACCCGTAGGCAGCTCGCAGAAGCCAATCGAAATATGATGGAAGCTCTGCAGAAGCTCAGAAACTGTGGTGCGCAAGAAATCCTTGATAACACATCCAAAACCAAAGCGGAACAGTTGATGAGCGATGAACAGATGGAAGTTTATCAGGAGTTTCTTGCCGCAAAGGCCTATCAGAGCTTTGCCGTCCGCAGACGCGACTCCAAGAACATTACATCTACCCTTAAGGAGACGCATCCGATGCTGGAAATCTCTCCGAGAGATTTGGACGCGGACTGCTTTCTGCTCTGCACACCGGAGGCAACCTATGATCTCAGAAAAGGTATGGCCGGAGCCCGCGAACATTCTGCAGATGACTTTATTACAAAAATCACGTCCGTGTCACCCGGCAGTAAGGGGGCGCAGCTCTGGCAGGATAATCTGGATCTGATTTTTCAGAAGGATGGGCAGCTGATCGACTATGTACAGATGATCTGCGGTCTTGCTGCTATCGGAAAAGTTTTTGTAGAGGCGCTCATCATCGCATATGGTGATGGACGCAACGGCAAATCTACCTTCTGGAATGCCATCTCCCGTGTTCTGGGACTTTACAGTGGAAATATATCCGCAGACACCCTGACCGTCGGCTGCCGCAGAAACATCAAGCCGGAAATGGCCGAGGTCAAAGGCAAGCGTCTGCTGATTGCTGCAGAAATGCAGGAAGGCGCAAGGCTTAACGACTCTACCGTCAAGCAGCTTTGCTCCACGGATGATGTGTTTGCGGAGAAAAAGTATAAAGATCCGTTCTCCTTCAAGCCCTGCCATACACTGGTGCTGTATACGAACCACCTTCCTCGCGTCTCTGCCTCCGATAACGGCATCTGGCGCAGGCTTATCGTGATCCCATTCAATGCCAAGATCGAGGGCAAGGCCGACATCAAAAATTACGGTGAGTACCTGTATGAAAATGCCGGTGAAAGCATTCTGGCGTGGATAATCGAGGGTGCCAAAAAGGTCATTGCGCTGGACTACCAGATTCCCGTACCGGACTGCGTGACAAAGGCCATCGATGAGTATCGCAGCCAGAACGACTGGTTCGGACATTTTCTGGACGAGAAGTGCGATGTGGATGAGTCCTTCAAAGAGAGCTCCTCTGCACTCTATCAGGCATACCGCAACTACTCGCTGGACTGTAATGAGTATGTGCGCAGCACGGCAGACTTTTACTTTGCGCTGGAGAAAGCCGGATTTGAACGGCTGACACTGAATCGAAAGCGCTATTTCAAGGGCTTAAAGATTCATGAGGTGGGCGACGCAGAGGCAGATTTTCTGCAGTAGTTCAGGACTATGACAAGGTGTATCAAGGTCTTATATAAAAACTCTCTTAAGCCTTCAAATATAGCTCTAAGAAAAAGTTCTGTAAATAACATTGATACACCTTGCACACATTCCCTGAAATTAACGCCTGACGGAGGTTAGCAATGATAGAAAAACAGATAGAAAACAAGTTAAAGACGGCGGTGAAAAAGAACGGTGGCATAGCCCTTAAGCTGGTCTGTCCCTCTTTCGCAGGAATGCCCGACCGCCTTATCTTACTCCCTGACGGCCATATCGGTTTCGCAGAGTTGAAGGCACCTGGGAAAAAACCACGCCCACTTCAGCTCTCACGCCACAGGCTACTTAGGGAACTCGGCTACCGGGTATACATCATTGACGATCCGGAGCAGATTGGAGGGATGATCGATGAACTTCTATCCACATAATTATCAGGACTATGCCATTCGCTATATTGAAACGCACCCTGTGGCCGCAGTCCTTTTAGATATGGGACTTGGCAAGACGATCATCAGCCTGACGGCAGTGTATGATCTGTTGTTTGACAGCTTCGAGGTGCATCGCGTTTTAGTGGTGGCTCCCCTAAGAGTCGCCCGTGATACATGGCCAGCGGAAATCCAGAAATGGGAGCACCTAAGAGGTCTGACCTATGCGGTCGCAGTCGGGACACCGAAGGAGCGAAAAGCTGCACTTATGCAGGGCGCAGACATCACGATCATCAACCGTGAGAATCTGCAGTGGCTTATTGAAGAATCCGGCTTTTCCTTTGACTTCGACATGGTGATTATCGACGAGTTGTCCTCCTTCAAGAATCATAAATCAAAACGCTTCAAGTCGCTGATGAAAGTACGGCCACGGGTTCACCGGATGATTGGCCTGACCGGCACTCCTTCTTCAAATGGTCTCATGGATTTGTGGGCAGAGTTTAAAGTACTGGATATGGGCGAACGTCTCGGACGTTTTATTACGCAGTACCGGACAAATTACTTCATGCCGGACAAACGAAACGGCGAGATTATCTATTCCTACAAGCCGCTGCCCTATGCAGAGGATGCCATCTATCAGAGGATCTCGGATATCACGATTTCCATGAAATCTACCGACCACCTGAAAATGCCGGAGCTGGTTTCAACAGAATATGAAGTACAGCTTTCCGAATCTGAGCGCAGCCGTTATGAAGATTTGAAGCAGGAGCTCATATTACAACTCCCCGACGGTGAAGTGACCGCAGCAAATGCCGCATCGCTTACGGGCAAGCTCGCACAGCTTGCAAATGGTGCCATTTATGCCGACACCGGGGAGGTCATTGAGTTTCACGATAGGAAACTGGACGCTTTGGAGGACATCATTGAGGCTTCTAATGAAAAGCCCCTCCTTGTAGCCTACTGGTTCCGACATGACCTTGGCCGAATCAAAAAGCGCTTCCATGTCCGTGAGATTAAGACCAGCCGCGATATTGCTGACTGGAATGCGGGAAAGATTCCTGTAGCAGTCATCCATCCGGCCTCTGCCGGTCACGGTTTGAACCTTCAGGCCGGAGGCTCTACCCTTGTGTGGTTCGGTCTTACATGGTCTCTGGAATTATATCAACAGACAAACGCCCGTCTCTGGCGGCAAGGTCAAGAATCCGGCACTGTGGTAATCCAGCACATTATTACCAAGGGCACGATCGACGAGAGAATCGTAAAGGCGCTATCCAAGAAAGAGATGACACAGACCGCACTGATTGATGCGGTCAAAGCAGATCTTGAGGTGGTGTGATGACCGATCCATACGAAAATCTCGTGAATGCCATTGTGCTGCAGGCAGTGAAAGACTACCGGGATGCCCTAAAGCGCCTGAAAAAGAAGCCCAGTAATCAAGCCACCCTATCGGATACAATGGAGTGTGAATATTTCTTTCGATCCGGCTGGTACGCAGCCTTAACGAACGTAGACGGCGAGTACCTTATATACAAACTACGAGAGGAGGCGAAGTCCTTATGACAGTAAAAGAATATCTCCATCAGGCCTACCGCCTTGACCAGAGAATCAAGTCCGACACGATAGAAGCACAAAACCTGCGTGAGATGGCAGGAAGCGTGTCGGCTATCCAATATGATAAAGACCGCGTACAGACTTCCCAAATTACGGAAGCACCATTTGTCCGGACGCTTGAGAAGCTGTGGACACTGGAAAAGAAAATCGCCGATGAGCTGGAAAAGCTATCAGACCTTAAGAAACAGATACGAGAGGTCATTGAGGCAGTTCCTGATACCGACGAGCGCATGGTTTTGAAATATCGGTACATCCACGGTCTTACGTGGGAGCAGATCGGCATCGAGCTTTGTGCAGATTCCCGCACCATCAGGCGCTGGCATGGAAAAGCCCTTCTGCATGTGACGCTTCCGGATGATCCTATTGTAATTTGAAATGCGCCCGAAATGTCCTGCTTTGTCCTAAGATGTCCACCCGCCCTTTATGATAGTATATAATCAGCGAAAAGAATAAAAGAACTGCTGCACGCGCAGCACACAAGCCTTGCGGGATTGTCCTGCAGGGCTTTCTTTATGCCTGAAAGGAGGCACGGCTTATGCCAAGAAAACCACAACGACCGTGCCGCTATCCCGGCTGCCCACGCCTTACAGACGGTGTTTATTGTGAAGATCACGCCAAGATCATGGAACAACATTACGAGAAGTTCCAACGCGGCTACTCTCCCGGCAAACGCTACGGCAGAGCTTGGAAACGAATCCGAGACAGATATGTCCACAAGCATCCGCTTTGCGAGCAGTGCCTAAAGGAAGGACGCTACGTCGCGGTTGAGGAAGTCCACCACATCGTGCCTCTTTCCGAGGGAGGATCGAATGACGAGTCCAATCTTATGAGTCTTTGTCGTTCGTGTCACGAGAAGATTCACCGCGAGCGTGGCGACCGGTAGGGCGGTCAAAATCTCTACGACCCTTTTGCCCGGAAAACGGCGCGGGGTCTTTTACGCAAAAATTGCAATTCAAACAGGGTATTAAACCCTGCACCATAGAAATGGAAGTGATTAACATGGCGAAAGACGGAACCTATCGCGGCGGGCGGCGTATCAAAGCTGGCTCCAAGCCAGACGCCCTCGCCGACAAAATTATGAAAGGCGCACCTGCAAAACGCATGGAGCTGCCGGACTTCACCAATGACATGACCGACTTCGATGTTGACGACATCGGTGACGGTGTAGAGCTGGAAGGCATGGATATGCCAAGTCCAGACGACTATCTTTCTGCTCTGCAAAAGGACGGTAAGCCCCTTGGCGCAGATGAAATCTATAAGGAAACATGGCTGTGGCTCAAGGAGCGCGGCTGCGAAAGACTGGTAAACAAGCGCCTGCTTGAAAGCTATTCTGAGGCCTTCGCCCGATATATTCAGTGCTCGGAAGCGGTCAGCAAATACGGTATGCTCGGAAAGCACCCGACTACCGGCGCTGCAATTGCAAGTCCTTTTACACAGCTTTTGATGAATTTTCAGAAGCAGGCCAACCTGCTATGGTATGAGATTTACGACATTGTGAAGCAAAACTGTACTGAGCCTTTTGAGGGGAGCCCGCAGGACAGCGTAATGGAGCAGCTGCTTCGAAGCAGGAGGAATATGTAAATGAACACACAAAAATTAGAACAGGTACCCATTGATAAGCTGGTGCCCTATTCCCGAAATGCCAGGACGCATAGTAAAGAACAGATCGCACAGCTGCGCGCTTCTCTCCAGGAATTCGGCTTTGTGAGTCCGGCTGTTATTGATGCAGATTATAACATTCTCGTCGGTCACGGCCGCATCACGGCTGCCCGCGAGGAAGGTTATGAAACCGTACCCTGCGTCTTTGCCGAGAACCTGACAGAAGCACAAAAGCGTGCATATATCCTTGCAGACAATCAGCTGGCACTAAACGCAGGCTGGGATGAGGAAATGCTGTCCGTCGAATTATCCGACCTGCAGGATCAATCCTTTGACCTCTCGCTCCTCGGCTTTGATACCGGTGAGCTGGATAAACTGCTTGGCACAGGGAATGAAAAAGATATCGCTGATGATGACTTTGACCTTACCGCTGCTCTTGAGAAAGCTTCCTTCGTGGAGCTCGGCGACATCTGGACGGTCGGCAAGCATAAAGTCATGTGTGGCGATGCCACCTCGCCAGAAGATGTGGAGATGCTCATGGACGGGAAGAAAGCAAACCTCGTTCTAACCGATCCACCCTACGGCGTATCCTTTAAAGCCTCAGACGGCCTTACGATCCAAAACGACTCTCTCAAGGGCAAGGAATTTTATAATTTCCTGCTGGCTGCTTTTAAGAACATGGCTGACCATCTCGAAAAAGGCGGAGCCGCTTACTGCTTCCATGCAGATACCGAAGGGCTCACTTTCAGAAAAGCATTCATCGACGCAGGTTTCCATCTCGCTGGTGTATGCATCTGGGTAAAGAACAGCCTTGTGCTTGGGCGCTCCGATTACCAATGGCAGCATGAGCCTGTGCTCTACGGCTTCTTACAAAACGGCAAACACCCGTGGTACTCCGACCGCAAGCAGACCACCATCTGGAACTACGATAAGCCAAAGCGCAATAAGGATCACCCGACCTCAAAGCCGCTCGACCTTCTGTGCTATCCTATCCAGAACTCCACTCAGGAGAATTCTGTCGTTATTGATACCTTCGGCGGCTCCGGCTCCACACTGATGGCCTGCGAGCAGCTGAACCGTATCTGCTACATGATGGAGCTTGATCCAAAATACGCCTCTGTGATCCTTCGCCGCTATGTGGAGGATACCGGCGATACAGAAAATGTGTATGTAATAAGAAACGGCGAAAAGATCCTTTATTCAGCTCTGGCAAAGGAAGTCGAAACCTCTCCTACGGCAAGTGTATAGTACACAATTTCCGCTCGAATTCTTTGGCGATTTTCTATCTCGGAAAATGCTAGAAATCGCTTGATAAATAAAGCTTTCAGAGTGATGTATATAACAGCCGCAAGGCACAGTCTAAAACCTTAATTCCATAAAGGAGGAACACACTCATGAAAGCAAATTACAAGGTAACCGGAAACGACAGAAAAGCATTGGTCGCAGCCATCGAAAACCTCACCGGCAACAAGGCGATCTATATGCGAATGCCAACCTGTGCTTACGAGATTGGTGATATCACGGTTGACAAAGAAGGCGGTGTAACCTGTGATGACACAGACAAGTTGGAACGCCTCGTCCACAACCTGATCGCGGACGGCTTCACGCCGGAGGATACCGAAGAGGACGAAAGCGAAAATGAAGAAGCCCCTACTGAGAGCAACGACGAATTCACCGGCCTTACGGTAAGCCTTCCACTCGACAAGGTGGCGGTCGGAAACCTTACCAACCTCCTCACCGCCAAGGAGCACCTCATCAAGAAGGCACTCGGCATTGACGACCTTGAAATTGAGGTGTCAGAGGATACGGTCAGCTTCCCTTGGTTCACAGAGATGCCGGATTCAGAAACGGTCAAAGCCTACACCCACTTCATTACTGCCCTTGGCAAAATGAGCAGAGATTTGAAGCGTATCAGCGCCACTGAAAAGGAAGTGACCAATGAAAAGTACGCATTCCGCTGTTTCCTTCTGCGGCTTGGTTTCATCGGAAACGAATATAAGGCAGAGCGCAAGATTCTCCTTAAGAACCTCTCCGGTAATTCAAGCTGGAAGAACGGCGCACCTGAAAAGGAGGTGGCAGCATGCGAATAATCACGAAAGAGCAGCTTGCAGCGCTCCGCTCTCTCTACCCGGCTGGCACTCGTGTAGAGCTTCTCCAGATGGACGATGTGCAGGCTCCTCCCATCGGCACCAAAGGAACCGTCATCGGAGTCGACGATACTGGGAGCCTCATGGTAAACTGGGACAACGGCTCCGGCCTGAGTGTCATCTACGGCATTGACCGTGTACGGAAGGTAGTGAGCTGATATGGATGAAAAGGTACAATTTATGCCTCAGAATTTCCCGCAAAACTGTCACATATATTTCGATAAATAGCTTGCTATTACAGGCGTTTAGAGTGATATATGTACATACCAAAAGGGAAAACAACCACAAGGAGGAAACACCATGAAGTACACAATCGAAGCCATAGAAAACGCGAAACCCGGAATGCGCTGGGAAGAGATCGGATGTCAGTGGTCACTGGGACAGGCCTACCTTTACAGCAAAGAAGCTGGAAACGACCTGCCGAATTTCGCTGACGTCATCTGGGATCACGACATCGAAGCGATCCTTGCAGATTGCCGGAAGCTCGGAGTAAAAGAATTCACCATCAGCTCCACCTTCAGCAGCTTGATCGAAACCATTGCCAAATTCGAGGAACTCGGCTGCACGCTGGACGGAATTGTAAAGGTCAAGGAGCGCTACACCCACTTCGGAAGCGACGAACACGCCCTCATTCCGGCCTTCAAGATGACGGTAAAGGAGGCGTAAAAAATGTGGAGCGAAGGAGTTATCGGCATCCCGGAGGCCAAGGACAAGGAAAAATACACCAAGTGTCACTACTGGGTAAAGCACCATGATGAGCCGAGCAAGACCTACGGTATTAACGGCGGCAGGATCAGCAAGCTCAAGATCAAGATTGACGATGAGACCATTTGTAATTACGACAGAGGCTGGGACATTCATCCCACCTGCAACGAAGCAGAGATGGCGCTTTGCATCCTGCTTGAGAACTACAACTAAGCATAAAATCCTGAATATGAATATTCCGGGAGACTGAGCCAGGAGGCTCTTTCTCTCGTACCAATACCGGATCGTTATGACGATCTTTTATTTTGCTCTGAAAGGAGGCGGCCATCGTGCCAATGCGAAAACTGAAAAACTATAAACCGACCCGTTTCATGGCAGAGACTTCGCATTACAGTAAAAGAATGGCAGACTTCGCAGTGATGTTCATCGAGCAACTTACCCACACCAAGGGAACATGGGCAGGAAAGCCCTTCGAGCTGATCGACTGGCAGGAACGAATCATCCGCGACCTGTTCGGTGTCCTGAAGCCGAATGGTTACCGGCAGTTCAATACGGCCTACATCGAAATTCCAAAGAAGATGGGAAAGTCAGAGCTGGCCGCTGCCGTCGCCCTACTCCTTTGCTGCGGTGACGGTGAGGAACGCGCCGAGGTCTACGGATGTGCTGCTGATAGGCAGCAGGCCACCATTGTCTTTGATGTCGCTGCGGATATGGTAAAAATGTGTCCGGCGCTGAATCGGCGCGTCAAAATACTGGCCTCTCAAAAACGTATCATCTACGAGCCGACTAACAGCTTCTATCAGGTTCTTTCAGCTGAAGCCTACAGTAAGCATGGCTTTAATATACACGGTGTGGTATTTGATGAGCTGCACACACAGCCGAATCGGAAACTCTTTGATGTAATGACTAAGGGCTCCGGCGATGCCAGAATGCAGCCACTGTATTTCCTGATTACTACTGCCGGAAATGATACGAACACCATTTGTTATGAAGTCCACCAGAAAGCACAGGATATCCTCGACGGCAGGAAGGTCGATCCAACTTTCTATCCGGTCATTTACGGTGCGGAATCTGATGAAGATTGGACTGATCCGAAGGTGTGGAAAAAGGCCAATCCCTCTCTCGGTATCACGGTCGGCATTGACAAGGTGGAGGCGGCCTGTGAATCCGCGAAACAGAATCCCGGCGAGGAGAACGCTTTCCGGCAGCTTAGGCTGAACCAGTGGGTGAAGCAGTCTGTCCGCTGGATGCCGATGGACAAGTGGGATGCCTGTGCGTTTTCGGTCTCCGAAGACGATCTGGAGGGGCGCATCTGCTACGGCGGGCTGGACTTATCTTCTACCACGGATATTACAGCCTTCGTGCTGGTGTTTCCACCGTTGGATGAGGAGGATAAATATTATGTTCTGCCCTACTTCTGGATACCGGAAGAAACCCTTGATCTGCGTGTGCGCAGAGATCATGTTCCCTATGACCTATGGGAACGGCAAGGTGTACTGATGACTACTGAGGGCAATGTAGTGCATTACAGCTACATTGAGAAATTCATCGAGCAGTTAGGAGAACGGTTCAATATCCGGGAGATTGCCTTTGACCGCTGGGGAGCCGTGCAGATGGTGCAGAACCTGGAAGGCATGGGATTCACAGTCGTTCCCTTCGGGCAGGGCTTTAAGGATATGTCTCCACCGACCAAAGAACTGATGAAGCTGGTGCTGGAGGGAAAACTTGCCCACGGCGGACACCCGGTGCTGCGGTGGATGATGGACAACATCTTCATCCGTTCCGATCCGGCAGGCAACATCAAGGCGGACAAGGAAAAATCTACAGAAAAAATAGATGGAGCAATCGCCACCATTATGGGGCTTGATCGTGCAATTCGTTGTGGGAACGATTCAGGTGCTTCGGTTTATGACAGCCGTGGTCTGTTGTTTATCTGACAGTGCATTTTTTGTCGAAAATGATAAGTTTGTGCTATTTATAGCATAAACTTGATTTCATCGAGGGTTTGTGCTATGATAAGAGCAACAGGAGGAATGCGCCATGATAGAATCACATGAACTCAAGAACCGTGATCGATACTTGAAAAAGCTGATCGGTTTCCAGGACACGGAACCAGTAAAGGTTATCACCGGTATCCGACGCTGCGGCAAATCCAGCCTGCTAAAGCTGATGATTCGGCATTTGTGGGAAACCGGCATAGGACAGGAACAGATCGTGGAGATGAACTTTGAATCCCACGATTTTCGGAGCATGACCTCGGATGAGGTATACCACTACGTAAAGGAAAAAGCCATTCCGGGCAAGCGGATGTACCTTTTCTTTGACGAGCTACAGCGGATCGATGCCTGGGAAGATGCGGTCAATTCTTTCCGGGTAGACTTGGACTGCGACATCTACATTACCGGCTCCAACGCCTACCTGCTGTCCTCCGAGTATTCCACCTATCTCTCCGGACGATGCGTGGAGATCAAAATGCTGCCTCTCTCATTCCGGGAGTTCCTGGACTTCCACAACTTTGAAGTGCGGGAAACCAGCAGCGCCTTGGGCGGAACTCACCGGCAAGTGTTTGATAAAAACGGCGAACGCTATGACCTGCGGGAAATGTTTGACGCCTATATGCGTTTTGGCGGGATGCCTGGAATCGCGGACATCGGACTGGATCAGGAAAAAGCCCTGAGCCTTCTGGAAGGCATTTACTCCACCGTGGTAGTGCGGGATATTCTGGAGCGGGAAAAGCGGCGCGGCCAGCGTCAGATCACCGACTCTGCGCTTCTGCGTAAGATCGTCCTGTTCCTTGCGGACAACATTGGCAGCAGTGTTTCAGTTTCCTCTATTGGCAACACGCTGATGAACGAGGGACTCCTGGAGGATGGTAAACGCAAAGGAACTCCCAGCACCCACACAGTGCAGGCCTATATCGCCGCACTGTTGGAAAGCTACTTCTTTTATGAAATCAAGCGGTTTGACATCAAGGGCAAGGAGTACCTGCGCACCCTGGGCAAATACTATATCGTGGACATCGGGCTTCGGAATTTCTTGCTGGGATTCCGCAACCGGGACAGCGGACACGCCATTGAGAATGTGGTCTACTTCGAACTGCTCCGCCGGGGCTATGACGTGGCCATCGGGAAGATCGACAATCAGGAAGTGGACTTCATCGCCACCACGGCTGACGACAAACTCTATATTCAGGTAACGGAATCTATGCAGAGCGAAGATGTCCGCAAGCGTGAGCTTGCCCCATTACAAAAGATCCGGGACAATTACGAAAAGATCGTGCTGTCCCTTGAGCCGGGGCTGGACGCCTCCTATGACGGTATCAAGTCCTTGAACCTTGTGGATTGGCTGCTGGACGGCTGATCGCCAGAAAAAACAACAATTCTATTTTCGAAGAGCATCTATCGAAAGGTAGGTGCTTTTCTTATGTCTAATTTCAGGAAGGATGGTGATTCGAGATGGGTTTCTTTTCCGGGCTTTTCCGTTCCAGGGATAAGCCCCAGAACCGTACTACAGGCAGTGCTTACAGCTTTTTCTTCGGGGGAAGCGCAGCTGGAAAGCGGGTAAATGAACGCTCCGCGATGCAGATGACGGCGGTGTATTCCTGCGTCCGTATTCTGGCGGAGGCTGTGGCAGGATTGCCACTCCACCTCTACCGCTATAAGGAGGACGGCGGCAAGGAGAAAGCCCTTGACCATCCGCTGTACCTTTTGCTCCATGATGAGCCGAACCCGGAGATGAGTTCCTTCGTGTTTAGGGAGACGCTCATGACGCACCTTCTCCTATGGGGGAATGCCTATGCGCAGATCATCCGGAATGGACGCGGTGAGGTGATGGCGCTCTATCCCCTGATGCCTGACCGGATGGCGGTGGACAGGGATGATAAGGGGCAGCTTTATTACGAATACACTACCAGTGCAGATGATGCGCCGATTTCTAAAGGCAGCATTGTCCGGCTGAAGCCTTCGGATGTGCTACATATCCCAGGCCTTGGCTTTGACGGGCTGGTGGGCTACTCCCCCATTGCGATGGCAAAGAACGCCATCGGCCTTGCCATTGCCACAGAGGAATACGGCTCCAAATTTTTTGCAAATGGCGCGCAGCCAAGCGGTGTGCTGGAGCATCCGGGAACCATCAAGGACCCGCAGAGGGTGCGGGATTCCTGGATGAGTCAGTTCGGGGGCTCGGCAAACAGCAACAAGATCGCTGTGCTTGAGGAGGGGTTGAAATACACGCCCATCTCCATCTCGCCGGAGCAGGCGCAGTTCCTGGAAACAAGGAAGTTCCAGATCAATGAGATCGCAAGGATCTTCCGGGTGCCGCCCCACATGGTCGGTGACTTGGAGAAATCCAGCTTCTCCAACATTGAGCAGCAGTCCCTGGAGTTTGTGAAATACACCCTGGAACCCTGGCTGGTGCGCTGGGAGCAGTCCATCCAAAGAACCCTGTTTTCTGCGGATGAGAAAAAGCGGTATTTTGTCCGCTTCAACGTGGAAGGGCTCCTGCGGGGCGATTATGCAAGCCGCATGAACGGCTACGCTGTGGGCAGGCAGAACGGCTGGATGAGCGCCAACGATATCCGGGAGTTGGAAAACCTGGACCGCATCCCGGCAGAGGAAGGCGGCGATTTATACCTGATCAATGGAAATATGACAAAGCTGAAGGACGCAGGAATCTTTGCGGCGTCTGGGGCTGGAAAGGAGGAAGGAACCGATGAAGAAGTTCTGGAAGTGGAAGAACAGAACGGTGACGGACCAGGAGAATCAGACGAAAACAGTGGAGAGAACGCTGTTCTTAAACGGCACCATCGCCGAGGAGAGCTGGTTTGATGATGATATCACGCCGGCTCTTTTTAAAGAGGAACTGATGGCAGGATCCGGCAATATCACCGTCTGGATCAATTCACCCGGTGGGGACTGCGTGGCGGCAGCCCAGATCTATAACATGCTGATGGATTATCCCCATGACGTGACGGTCAAGATTGACGGCATTGCGGCAAGCGCTGCTTCTGTCATTGCGATGGCAGGCACAAAGGTGCTGATCTCCCCGGTGGGGATGATGATGGTGCATAACCCGGCTACGGTTGCATGGGGAGATTCCGCTGAGATGCAGAAGGCCATTGAGATGTTATCCAGTGTAAAAGACTCCATCATCAATGCCTATGAGATCAAGACGGGGTTGTCCCGTGCAAAGCTCTCCCATCTCATGGATGCGAAAACCTGGATGGATGCCCATAAGGCGGTGGAGCTTGGCTTTGCCGATGGGATCCTGGGAAGGACAGAACTGCCAGAGGACATGGATCCGCCAGCAGTCACCATGCTTTATTCCAAAGCCGCCGTGGTCAACTCCCTCATGGATAAGATCGCGGCGAAATGCAAAACGAAACCGAAAACCGAACTGGAAGGCCGCAGCGTAGACAGCCTCTACGAGCGGCTTGATTTATTGAGATTTTAAGGAGGACATGGCTATGACGATTTTAGAACTGAGAGAAAAAAGGGCAAAGGCGTGGGAAGCGGCGAAGGCATTCCTGGATTCCCACAGGACCGATAAGGGTGTGCTGTCCGCTGAGGATGACGCCGCCTATTCCCGTATGGAGCAGGAAATCACCGACCTTGGGAAGGAAATCTCCCGTATGGAGCGCCTTGAAGCGCTGGACGCACAGATGAAGAAGCCTGTGAACCAGCCCCTGACCGGGAAGCCTATGAGCGGCAGGACCATTGAGAGGATCGGCCGTGCTTCCGATGAGTACCGTACCAGCTTCTGGGATATGATGCGCTCCAAAGCTCCCCTCCCCTCGGTAGTCAATGCCCTGCAGGAAGGGACGGATTCCGAGGGCGGGTATCTGGTGCCGGATGAATATGAGCGCACCCTGGTGGAAGCCCTGGAAGAGGAAAACATGTTCCGTCAGCTGGCAAAGGTGATCCGTACTTCCAGCGGTGACCGGAAGATCCCGGTGGTGGCAACAAAAGGAACGGCGTCCTGGATCGATGAGGAAGGGGCTTATACGGAAAGCGATGATTCCTTCGGCCAGGTATCCATCGGGGCTTACAAAGTAGGCACCATGATCAAGGTGTCCGAGGAGCTTCTCAATGACAGCGTCTTCGACCTGGAATCCTACATTGCGAAGGAGTTTGCAAGAAGGATCGGGGCGAAGGAGGAAGAGGCGTTCTTTACCGGGGACGGTTCCGGGAAGCCCCTGGGCATCCTTGCGGCCACCGGCGGCGCGGAGACCGGGGTGACGGCGGCTTCCTCTACTGCCGTAACGGCGGATGAGCTGATGGACCTGTTCTACTCCCTGAAATCCCCTTACCGCAAGAAAGCGGTATGGGTGCTGAACGATTCCACCATCAAGGCGGTGCGCAAGCTGAAGGATTCCACCGGGCAGTACCTGTGGCAGCCATCCCTTGTGGCCGGTACGCCGGATACCCTGCTTGGCAGGCCGATGAAGACGTCCGCCTATATGCCGGTGATCGCGGCAGGGGCTAAGACCATTGCCTTCGGTGATTTCAGCTACTACTGGATCGCGAACCGCCAGGGACGTTCCTTCAAGCGGCTGAACGAACTGTACGCCGCCAACGGGCAGGTGGGCTTCCTTGGCTTCCAGAGGGTGGACGGGAAGCTTGTGCTCTCCGAGGCGGTGAAGGTGCTGGCGCAGAAGGCCAGTGCCTAAGTGACCCTCTGAGTATAAATGACGGCGGCATCTCTGGTTATTGGGATGCCGCTTCCTGGGAAGGAGATCATGCAGATGGTGACGCTGGAAGAAATGAAGAATTATCTCCGGGTAGATTATGGGGATGACGATGCCCTGATTGAAGGGATGATCAGTGCTGCTGTAAAGCAGTGCATGGATATCCTCCGCACGGACAGTGAGGATGACCTTGCCGCAGCGCCGAACGGGAAGATTGCCGTGATGTTCACGGCGGCATATCTTTACGAACACCGGGAGGAAGCCGACCACCATGCTTTAAACCTGACGCTTAGGGCACTGCTTTTCGGGAGCCGGAAGGAGGGATTCTGATGGATATCGCTCTTTTGAATCAGAAGATCACCATACAGAAAAACACAGTTGTGGTGGATGACATTGGGAACCATATCAGCAAATGGGATGATTTCTATTCCTGTTATGCCACTATCAGCGGGGAATCTCCAAATGAGAGCACCTCAGCCGGTATGGTGGTGGATAACACCAAGGCCGACTTTACTGTCCGGTGGTGCAAAGCTGTGTTGGAGGTTACTCCTGACGAATACCGAGTCGTGTATAAGGGTGGGATATACAACATCCTTGGCATTGACCACCAAAATTTCAAGAAGAAATCGGTAAAGCTCAAATGCCAGAAAGTGAGGCGGTAAGCATGGAGAAGAATGTTTCAGTCAATGCCCTTGCGGATGCCATCATGGATACCCTTGGGGAATATGCGGATCTCGCCGCTGAAGATGTGAAGCAGGCAGTCAAAAATGCCGGGGATGCAGTAAGGGATGATATCCGCTCCCATGCGCCGAAGGACACCGGGGATTATGCCAAAAGCTGGGCGGTAAAGAAGATGAAGGAAACATCAGACAGCCTGACGGTGGTGGTACATTCCAGGAACCGCTACCAGCTGGCGCACCTCCTGGAGTTCGGACATGCCAAGCGCAGCGGTGGGCGGGTGGCGGCACAACCGCACATCGCCTCCGCAGAGCAGAAAGGTATCGAAAAGTTGGAGGAAGAAATTCGAAAAGCACTGGAGGGATGAGATGGAAAAATTATTATCCATTTTGGACAGCATAGGCATCCCCTATGCCTATGACCACTTTGCGGAAGGGGAATCCCCGGAGCCGCCGTTCCTCTGCTATCTGCTTCCTGGAAGTGATAACTTTTCCGCAGACGGGAAAGTGTACCATAAAATCAGCGAGGTGCGTCTGGAGCTATATACGGACTATAAAGACCTTGCTTCGGAGCAGAAGGTGGAGGATACGCTTGATGCGGCGGGGCTTTTTTATAACAAGACGGAAACCTGGATCGACAGCGAAAAGTTGTACGAGGTCCTGTACTCTTTTGATATGGAGGGAATGTAAATGCCAAATAAGAAGAATAAAGTAAAATTTAACATCTGCAACGTGCATTACGCATTGATTACGGTGGATGAAGACGGGGAGGTCACATTCGGGACGCCGGTGGCTATGCCGGGCGCAGTGTCCCTTTCCCTGGAGCCCAACGGCGAGCCGTCCAATTTTTACGCGGATGGGTATGCCTATTATACCATTTCCAACAATATGGGCTATGAGGGGGATCTGGAACTTGCCATGGTGCCGGAGAGCTTCCGGACGGATGTGCTGAAGGAGTCTTTGGATACCAACCAGGTGCTGGTGGAGAATGCCAACGTGGAGACCGCAAACTTTGCGCTGCTCTTCGAGTTTGACGGGGATATAAAGAAGATCCGCCATGTGCTGTATAACTGTTCCGCCGCAAGGCCGAATATCGAATCCACTACCAATGAGGAGGAGATCGAGGTACAGACGGAGACGCTTGCCATCACAGCCGCACCATTGGCAAACGGCTATGTAAAGGCAAGGACGGGCGATTCTACCACGGATACAGTTTACACCGGTTGGTATTCTTCCGTATATATGCCGGAGACCGCCGAACCTGTTGATCCGGAAACACAGCAGGCGGCACCGGCAAAGGCGGCGCTGTCAGTTCCTACCGGGACAGCAGGGAAGACGGAAGCCGTTTTTAGCTCTAAAACAAAGGCATAGGAGGGAAAACCATGAGCATGAAGCAAACGATCACGATCGACGGACAGGAGGTCGCTTTCAAGGCCTCCGCAGCTATTCCAAGGATTTACCGGATGAAATTCCACAGGGATATCTTCAAAGACCTGCGGGACCTGGAAAAGAGCATCGACAAGAATGACCCTGAGAATTCCAGCCTCGACCTGTTTTCCCTGGAGATGTTTGAGAATATCGCCTATGTGATGGCGAAGCACGCAGACCCTTCCATCCCGGATACGCCGGAAGAATGGCTGGACGGATTTAACACCTTCTCCATCTACCAGGTGCTGCCGCAGATCATCGAGCTTTGGGGGCTGAACACAAGGACAGAGGTACAGGCTAAAAAAAACTTCGCGCAACTGACCGGGAAATGACGACTCCGTTGTTTTTGCTGCGGTGTGTGCAGCTGGGGCTTTCCATCTGTGACCTTGATTTATTGAGCATCGGGCTGATCAACGACATGTACGTGGAGAGCCGGAACGATGAGCATAAATATGCGGTGGTGGCCACACAAAAAGATTTTGATTTATTTTAACCTGCCTGGAGCAATCCGGGCTTTTTCTATGCCCATTTTCAGGAGGTGGTGACACATGGCAAGCCGGATCAAGGGGATTACGGTGGAGATCGGCGGCGATACCAGCGGCCTGGAAAAGTCGCTGTCTGACGTCAACAATTCGATAAAGAAGACCCAGAGCCAGCTGCGGGATGTGAACAATCTCCTGAAGCTGGACCCGTCCAACACGGTGCTTTTAGCACAGAAGCAGGAACTGCTGCAGGCTGCCATCGGGGATACTGAGAGAAAACTGCAGGCTTTGGAGCAGGCGCAGGAGGAAGTGACGAAAGCCTTTGAGCATGGTGACCTTGGAAAAGACCAGTACATGGCCTTCCAACGCGAGGTGGAAGAAACCAGGGGGACGCTGAACCGCTATAAGGCTGATCTGTCCGGGCTTCAATCAGAGCAGGAACGGCTATCCACGAATACGGAGCGCCTTAGCAAGCTGTTTGCCGCCACAGAATCCAACGTGGATGATTATGCCGATGTGCTGGGAAGCCGATTGGTAAATGCCATCAGAAACGGCACGGCATCCTCAGACCAACTGAAAACAGCTGTGGAGAAGATCGGGAAAGCGGTCACAGGCGGAAAGGCGGACATTAAGCAGTTGACGGACGCCCTGGACACAGTGGATGACGGGCAGGCGGTCCGGAACTTGATCGAAGACCTGAACAACGTGGGCGATGCGGCGCAGGATGCCGCAGGCGATATCGGGGAGATTGCGGAGGCCACAAAGGGCGTAGCTCTCATGGAAGCCGCTGACCAGCTGTCTGTCGTTGGGGATAAGATCCAGGATATCGGGGACAAGGCGGTGTCCGCTTATGCGGAGACAGAAAATGCAGTCACAAAGGTGAACGCTTACTTCGGGGAAACGGGTGCCGCAGCGGAAGCCAGTGCCGCAGTTGTCAAAGAAGTCTATGGATCCGGTGTTGGACAGAGCATGGATTCTGTAGCGGAAGCGGTCATCATGGTAAAGAAGAACCTTGGGGAGCTTTCCGATACCGACCTTACCCACCTGACACAGCAGGCGCTGACGCTGGATGAACTGTACGGAATTGACATGAATGAGACCCTGCGCGGCATCAATGCCCTAATGAAGCAGTATGGCATGACGGCGCAGGAGGCGATGGATTACATCGTCACGGGTACGCAGAATGGCCTGGACAAGACCAACGAGCTGGGCGATAACCTGTCCGAGTATTCCGGCAAGTTCGCCCAGGCCGGCTACTCCGCATCCGAGTATTTCCAGCTCCTGCAGAACGGCCTGCAGGGCGGCGCTTATAACCTCGATAAAGTCAATGATGCGATCAATGAAGTGACCACGCGATTAGCCGATGGGACCATTGGGGATTCCATTGATCTGTATTCCCAGAAGACCCAGTCCCTGTTCCTGGCATGGCAGAATGGGGAAGCCACCCAGAAGCAGGTCATTGATTCCATTGTGGCGGATATCGCAAACTGTACCAATGAGCAGCAGGCCCTGAACATGGCGGCGGAAGCCTTCGGTACGATGGCTGAGGACGGGAACCTCAGGTTCATCACTTCTCTGACTTCGGTAGGCGAAACCTACGACAGTGTGGCAGGTTCGGCGCAGAACCTGTTTAACCAGACAGGCACTCCCATGCAGGAGATGGAGGCCAATACCAGGAAGCTCCAGCAGGCCCTGATCCCTCTGGGCGAGAAGATCGTGGAGCTTGCCAATGTGGTGCTGCCGCCCCTGGTGGCGGTCATTGAGACTGTGAGCGGGATCTTTGGCATGCTGCCGGAGCCGGTGCAGAACTTCGTGGTGATCCTCGGGGCGCTGCTTGTGGCTTTTACCGCTCTGGTGCCGATTATCGCGGCCCTCGCAGTATCCTTTGGAGCATTGAATATTTCCCTGCTTCCGATTATCGGCATCATTGCCGGAGTGGCTGCGGCCATTGCCGCGATCATAGCCATTGTGAAAAACTGGGGCGCGATCACGGAATGGTTCGGCCAGCTCTGGGAGACGGTATCAGCAAAGCTGATGGAACTTTGGGACAAGGTGGTGGTGTTCTTTACGGAAACCATCCCTGCGGCGGCGCAGAAATTTGTGGATTTCTTCTCTGCTATCCCGCAGTGGTGGAGCAGCCTGTGGTCGCAGGTTTCCGCATTTTTCGTCAATATCTGGAACAATATCAGGAATACAGCCGCGCAGGTCTGGAACACCATCAGGCAGACAGCGGTCGATGCGGCAAATGCGCTGAAACAGGGCATCCAGAACATCTTCTCTGCACTTTCCCAGTTCATTTCACAGATCTGGAACACACTGAAAAATACAGCCTCGAATATCTGGAACGGCATCAAGACCACGGTAGTGAATATCGCCACAGGATTAAAGGACGCGGCGGTCAATGCCTTTAAAAACCTGGTTTCCGGCATCCGTTCCGCACTTTCCGGGCTGGCATCGGTTGTGCAGAACGGCTTTTCCGGCGCAATCTCCTTTATCACGAGCCTGCCGGGGAAAGCCCTCCAGTGGGGCAAGGATTTTATACAGGGGCTGATCAACGGCATCAAGAGCATGGTGCAGGCGGTGGTTGACACGGTATCCGGCATTGCCAGCAAGATTGCGTCTTTCCTCCACTTCTCTGCTCCGGATGAAGGACCGCTCTCTGACTATGAAAAGTGGATGCCTGACTTCATGAAGGGACTGGCTGGCGGCATTGAAAAGAGCCGCCGCCTGGTGGAAAAGGCTGTGAAGGATGTGGCTTCGGACATGGTCATCACTCCAAAGGCAGCTGTGGCCGGGTATGGAGATACATATGGGATGATGACCGGAGGCAGCATGTCGGATATGATCTCCGGGATCTCATCTGCCGTTTCGGAGGCACTGTCCGGTTTTTCCGGCAAACAGGGCAATATCATGATTCCGGTGTATGTGGGAGGTACTTTGCTGGATGAACTGGTGGTAACGGCGCAGGCAAGGCAGAACCTGCGGTCAGGAGGGAGGTAAAAGATGGCATTTATACAGTATCTGACTTTTGACGGCACAGCCCTCCCCCTGCCGGATTCCTATGAGGTGCAGATGGATGATGTGGAGGCGGATTCCGGTGGGGAGACAGAAGCCGGGACGGTGCAGCGGGATGTGGTGCGCGCTGGCGTGGTAAGTATCCCGGTGACGTTCTCAGTGTCAGCAAAGTGGCTGAAGACCCTGACGGAATTTAAGCAGCAGGAAAAGATCGCGGTAGGGTATTTTGATACGGAGACGCTGGCAGTGAAGACAGCGGAGATGTATGTGGAGGGGTATAAGGCTTCTCTTGTGAAAGATACGTCCCGGAAAGGGCTGTGGACGGTGAGTTTTACGCTGAGGGAATTTTAAAACAGGACTACCGTTAAGGAGAAACCTATGTTAGTATGGGAAAAACACTATATTGGAGGGCGTATTATGAAGGAAAATTTAGGTGTGAATTTTGACAGAGATTAAAGCTATTCTGTATTTAAAATCAACAAATAAATGAAGAAAGGGAATAGCTTATGAAGATAGAGGAAAAAAGTGCGCTGCTTGTAATTGATATCCAGCAGGAAGATTTTAAAGAGATGGATGAAAACAATATGGAAGCGCCCGAGTGGAATTGTATTCGTAATGCGAAAAAGGTGCTTGATATTTTTCGTGCAAAGAAACTGCCTGTGATCCAGATTAAAGAGGTGCATAGGCCGGATATGGTGGATTTTGGGCGGGAACTGGATGGCGCAGAGGGAATCCGTTGTATAGAAACCTCTCCATATACAGATTATGCAAAGCTGACGTACCCTATTGAAGGGGAATATCTGATTTCAAAACGGAGATACAGCGCATTTTTTGGTACGGATCTGGAAATTTTGCTGAGAGGACTCCAAGTAGATACGCTTTACCTGATTGGTGGTCTGACAGATGTGTGCATTCACTATACCGCTGTGGATGCCCATCAGCATGATTATCATATCAGAGTGGTCACAGACGCTGTGGCTGGTTCCAGCGAAGAAGCCCATAAGTATGCGTTAAAAGCTATGAAATATTTGCAGAGGGATGCACTGATAACTGTTTCCGATCTGGAAAATTGCGAATAAAAGAATCACAATAAAATAATGTCTATAAAGCATCAGTCAGAAATGATTGGTGCTTTTTTGACGCCTGGAAACGGAAGGAGGGGTGTCCGATGTACCCGGTAAGCGAGGCGTTCCTGCAGGCGGTGCAGGGGAACACCCGGAACTATTACTGGACGGGGAAGATTACAACTGCAGCCGGGGTGGAGTATCCATTTGTGCAGGAGGATATCGTCAAAGGTAGCGGCTATATTACGGCGCAATGCTGCGGAAATTCAGAGATCGAGCTTGGAGCCGTGTATGCGGCGGAGATGGGGAGCAGCCTGTTCCTGGATATCGACCGCTATACGCTTGAGGGTGCAAAGGTAGAACTGACCTATCACTTGCAGCTGGCAGACGGGACTTGCGAAGCTGTCCCAATGGGGATCTTTGAAGTGAGCGAGGCAAACCGGACAGCCCATGTGCTGGAACTGAAAGCTTACGACTATATGCTGCGTTTTGACCGGGATTTCAATGGTTTTGAAACCATCGGGACGGCATATGGGATGATGGCGCTGTGCAGTACCGCCTGTGGGGTGGAACTGGCACAGACACAGGCGGAGATTGAGGCGCTCCCGAATGGTTCAGAACTGCTCTCCATTTATCCGGAGAATGACATTGAGACCTATCGGGACGTGCTGTATTTTACGGCGCAGGTGTTGGGCGGCTTCTTCTGCATCAACCGGGAAGGGAAGCTGGAATTTCGGCAGTACGGGGAAACTCCGGTGATGGAGATCCAGCAGAAGCACCGATTTTCCAGTAGTTTCTCTGATTTTGTGACCCGGTATACGGCGGTCAGTTCTACCAACCTGCGGACGCAGACTTCAGAGTATTATGCGTTGGATGAAGATAACGGGCTGACTATGAACCTGGGAGCCAATCCCCTTCTGCAGTTCGGTCTGGAAGAGACAAGGGCGGAACTTTGCCGCAATATCCTCACCGCTTTATCTACGGTTAATTATGTGCCCTTTGATTCCGATACCATTGGCAATCCCGCGCTGGATCTGGGGGATGTTCTGACTTTCTCCGGCGGGCAGGCGGACGCCCAACAGATTACCTGCGTGACGTCCTTTACGGTCAAGATCGGCGGCAGACAGAGCCTGAAATGCGTGGGGAAGAATCCAAGACTCTCCCAGGCAAAATCAAAGAATGACAAGAACATCTCCGGTCTCTTAAACCAGATCGAAGCCGGGAAGATCGACATCCATACATTTACCAATGCCTCCGCTTATACCATTGCGGAGACAAATGTGCGGATCATCAGCATTGAGTTTGCTTCCAAAGAAGAAAACCATGCGCAGTTCTTCGGTCAGGTGGTGGTGGATGTTGTAGCTGATACGGTGGAAAGAACGGCAAAGGCCAGCGGCACGATTGTGATCCCGTTTCCGACAACTGCGGCAGATACTGGTTCAGATCCTCCAGAGGAAGGAACTGCTGCAGACAGTACAGAAGTCTCTGTGGATGTGAGCCTGCCGGTGATCTGGGCGGAGGACGGGAAGGTGGTCTGCTATGTGACTTTTGAACTGAACAACGCGGAGATCCTACTCCATCATCCGGTGGAGACATGGCACAGCGGGAAGCACATCCTGTCTTTGTATTATCCGATTGAGAACGTTGTACCGAACATAACGAATACCTTTAACGTGTATCTTCGCATGGAGGACGGTTCCGGGACAGTTGGCATCGGAGACTGCATCGCTTCTATCAGCGGCCAGGCGATGGCGGCTGCGGCAGCCTGGGACGGCAGGATTGACATTGAGGAGACGGCGGCACTATTTTCTGTCAGCGGCGGCCTTCAGGCAACAGGCCTTACGGAAGCGGTAGATGTGGGAATTATGGAGCTGGTACAGAAAAGCTACGCGGATACTATGACGGGAAGGACTGGAATCGGCGCATTCTGCCGGCCGGTCACACTTGCTTAAGCAACAGGAGGATTATGATTATGGTTTTGAAAGGCATTATGACGATTGAACTGACGGATGAGGCAACAGGGGATGTGGAAACCGTCACAGAAGAGAATATGATCACGGAAGCAGTAAACAATATCCTTGGCCTGAACCCGATGGGGATCTTTTATGCCGCCACCGGGGAATACGATGCGGCAGTTTTGTGGAATGGGAGCCTTCTGCCCATCTGTCCCAACATGATCGGCGGCATCCTGCTGTTCTCCAAGGCCCTGGAAGAAGATACGGGACATATCTATGAGCTGTCCGATAACCTCCCGGTGGCATATGCGTCCAACGATGTGAATTCCACGGCAAACACAGCGAGGGGAAGCCTGAACCTGACGGAGAGCATGCCTATTGCGAATGGTTATAAGTTTGTCTGGGAGTTTACGCCCAGCCAGGGGAACGGCACTATTGCGGCGGTAGCGCTCACCAGTTCCTTCGGCGGTGAGAATGCCTATGGGAGCCTTGTGGGGGATGCCAGCACCTTCCTGCAGTTAAAAGCTGCGGATATCGGGTCGATCCCGGATGCCAACAAGATGGTCCTTTTTGAAGCTGTGGAGATGGATTTTGAGAACAGCCTGCTCTACTCCATCACTTACGAAAATGACAGTGTCCGGATACGGAAGCTGCGGATTCCGGTCTTTTCCATCGGGCTGAACGAACGTCTGGATGATTCCACCTATACCGTGTTGGAGGATGAGGTGCTGACGCCGGAGACCTTTGAATTCCTGGGAAGTTATACAAAGCATGGAGAGTTCATGGATGGTCAGGACGGGTACTGGTACGGTTTTTCCAATGAGGAAAACTCTTCGGGGGATGCCGTGATGCTTTGGATCAGGATCTCCAAATCGGACTATTCCTTCACGGAAGGCCAGTGGACGCTCTCCAATGCAAAGCTGATGGACGTGGGGAGCAGGGAGCTTGGTTCCTATCCGGAGCGCGTGGTAAAGTGCTGCGTCAGGGACGGCTATCTTTATGTCCCGGCCTATGACGAGAAAGGGATCTACAAGATCAACCTTGCAAACTCCACGGATGTGACTCTGATCGAGTTCGGCTTCACGTCCAAATGGAAGCCGCTCTGCGAAACGGGAACCTGTGAGCTATATATGACATTGGTCGGCGACCTGATCATCGGCGGGGATTTTCAGGTCACGGCAGATGACACGGTGATACATACTCAGGGGAGCGCACGGCTCAATGATGCCGCCACTCCCCTGTTCCAGTATAAAAACTTCCTGATCGGCTGGGGAGGCAGCTACGGAAAAGAGTACCGGACGGCATACCTTCTGACGCCGTACCTGGCGTCCATCAATAACCTCTCTTCAGCGGTGGTAAAAACCGTGGATAAGACCATGAAGATTACCTACACGCTGACGGAGGAGTAAGTCCGGGGATTATCTGGCAGGTTTTTTAGATGGGGTACTGTAGCCAAGAGCAGGTTCAGCCACACGGGAAAATCTCCGGGAATCCTCGTGAATGTCTCTCCGGAGCCTTCGGATGGCTGCGGACTTAGCTGCAAGTTCTTTTTCCAGTTCGGCTTTCCGGCGGTCAGCCAGCTCCTCTTCTGTCATCTGCCGGATGCGGATGGAGCCATCATCGTACTCCACCACGATGGTGCTGCCGATGGAAAAGCCAAGTTCTTCCAGCCACTTCCCCTCCATCTGGATCTTCGGTACCTGCGTGTAAGAGTTACCGCAGCTGCGGCTGGTGTATGCGACCTTGATGTTTTTCTGCTTCATGAGCGTACCTCCTTATAGTGTTTGCAACGGCTTTTCCTGGAAAGCCAGTAGATATCGTGGTTTCGGATCTGGCTGAGGCAGCCGGAAAGCGTGGCTCCGTGGCCATGCTCGTGGTAGAGTGTTCCCCTGTGATGGGTGTGATAGATCATATAGCTTCTGAAATGAGGGTACTCCTGCAGCAGGATGTGCCAGCAGTGTCCGGTGTTTTTTGACTGGAGCGTTACGGTGCAGCCGCCGGATGCGATGATGGAAAAATACCCAGTATCGATAGTGTTTAGTTCCTTCGCAGTAAACATTTTTGACCTCCTTCCTGCGATTTTTGTGATTGTATATATCACTCTGTCCGGCAGGAATAGCAACCTAAATCTGTGTCATAAACTGCACAAATCTTTTCCGGCAGGATTGTGTACTAAGACACTTTATATAAAGACTACTAATCGGCGCTCATGTGGGCGTCTTTTTCATTTTCAGAAAGCGAGGGATTTCGTTATGAAAGAATTCTGGAGCATGATTCAGCTTATTTTTACGGCACTTGGCGGCTGGCTGGGATATTTCCTTGGAGGCTGTGACGGTTTGCTTTATGCCCTCATTGCCTTCGTGGTGATCGACTACATCACGGGTGTGATGTGCGCCATCATCAGCCGGGAGTTATCCAGCGCAGTCGGCTTCAAAGGGATCTTCCGCAAAGTGCTGATCTTCCTGCTTGTCGGGATTGCAAACATCATCGATGTGCAGGTAATCGGAACCGGGGCGGTATTGCGGACAGCGGTGATCTTTTTCTACATCTCCAATGAAGGCGTGAGCCTGTTGGAGAATGCAGGACATCTGGGGCTGCCGATCCCGGAAAAGATCAGAACGGTATTAGAGCAGCTCCATGACAGAGCAGAAAACGGAAAGGAAGGTAATGAATAATGGCTTACACAAACAGTCCCCTTGTATCTTACACAAAACTCAGCCCCAACCACTCCGGGCAGAGGACGCATTCCATTGACCGGATTACGCCCCACTGTGTGGTCGGCCAGCTGACGGCGGAGAGCATCTGCGGATGCTTTACCAGTCCGTCTAGAGAGGCCAGCTGCAATTATGGCATCGGAAAGGATGGGAAGATCGCCCTTTGCGTGGAGGAGAAGAACCGCTCTTGGTGTTCTTCTAGCAGCGCCAACGATCAGAGGGCTGTCACCATCGAGTGCGCCAGCGACTTAAATCATCCCTACGCAATGACCACTGCCGTTTACAATTCCCTTGTGAAGCTGTGTACGGACATCTGCAAGCGGAATGGGAAGAAGAAACTTCTCTGGCTGGGGGATAAAAACAAAACGCTGAATTATTCTCCAAAATCCGATGAAATGGTATTGACCGTCCATCGCTGGTTCGCCAACAAGTCCTGTCCGGGAGATTGGCTGTATTCCCGTCTTGGGGATCTGGCCTCCAAGGTAACGGCAAAGCTTAGCGGGAACACTTCCGCAAACACCGGTACGCTGTACCGTGTGCAGACAGGCGCTTTTTCCAAGAAAGCGAATGCGGACGCAATGGAGAAAAAGCTCAAGGCAAAAGGTTTTGACACCTATATGGTACAAAGCGGCAGCCTTTACAAAGTACAGGTCGGCGCATACAGTGTCAAGGCCAACGCTGAAGCAATGATGAAAAAGGTCAAAGCGGCCGGATTTGACGCTTTCATTGCGACCGCATCCGGGTCAGCTGTATCTTCCTCTAATACTAAGTCCATTGACACGCTCGCCAAAGAAGTCATTCGCGGCGATTGGGGCAATGGCGCGGAAAGAAAGCAAAAGCTGACAGCCGCAGGATATGACTATGCGGCGATACAGAAAAGAGTAAACGAATTATTGTAAGAACAGGAACAAACTGGCCTGCAGATTTCTCTTTGGAGAGTCTGTAGGCCTCTTTTTTATTTTATTCCGCTCAAAGCGACAGTTCATCTCCAGTGGAAACTGGAGGTGGATATGTTATGACAGACAAAACCACAAATGTTCAATCTGGATATTTCACGCAGGAGCGGATTCAGGGCGATCTGGACTACTGCAGAGCGCAGGCAATTGCAAAAAAGATGCTCGATAACGGCCTCATTTCTATGACTGAATTCAACAAATTAAACGCTATCAATCGCGAAACTTTCTCTCCCTTGTTCGCGGAAATAATGCCAAAAATCCCTTGATATGTAGCCGTTTTAGAGTGATGTATAGGCGTACAGAAAGGAGGAACTTCCCTTGAAAAAGATAACGAAAATCGCTGAAACAGCAAGCGCGAAAGTTAAACTCAAGAAAATCCGGGTAGCCGCCTACTGCCGCGTCTCTACGGATTCTGATGCCCAGCTTGAAAGCCTTGAGGCACAGAAAACCCACTATGAAAATTACATCACATCTCGTGATGACTGGGAGTTCGCAGGACTCTATTACGACGAAGGTATTACCGGCACTAAGAAGGACAAACGTCCGGAGCTGTTACGCCTCATTGAGGACTGCAAGTCCGGTAAAGTAGACTTTGTTATCACAAAATCCATCAGTCGATTTAGCAGGAACACAACGGACTGCTTAGAGCTGGTAAGGAAGCTGCTTGCACTGCGCATTCCCATCTATTTCGAGAAAGAAAATATCAACACCGGCTCAATGGAGAGCGAGCTTTTTCTGGCAATTCTCTCCAGCATGGCTGAAAGCGAGTCTGTTTCTATATCGGCAAATAGCAAATGGTCAATCCAGAAACGCTTCGAGAACGGCACCTATAAAGTCAGCTACCCGCCCTACGGCTACGATTGGGATGGTGAGCAGATGGTCATTAATGCAGAACAGGCGGCTGTTGTGAAAGAAATCTTCGCGGCATTGCTCTCCGGCAAAGGTACCCACGCCATCGCGGACGATCTGAACCAGCGTGGCATTCCTACCAAGCGAAACGGGCACTGGACGGCCACGACCATTCGCGGGATGCTTTCCAATGAAAAGTATGTCGGCGACTGCTTTTTTCAGAAAACGTACTCGGATTCACGCTTTGTTCGGCACAACAACCACGGCGAGCAGACGCAGTATCTAGTCAAAGATCATCACGAGGCAATCATCAGCCGGGAGGACTTTGAAGCCGCTCAAACTTTTATTCATCAGCGGGCAACCGAAAAAGGTGTCGTCAAAGGAAGTGATAAGTATCAGAATCGCTACACTTTCTCCGGGAAAATCATCTGCGGCGAGTGTGGCAATACCTTTAAGCGCCGAATTCACCACTGCACCGGATATAAATACGCTGCATGGTGCTGCAATACCCACATCAAGGATAAGGATAAATGCCACATGCTTTTTGTAAAAGACGATGATCTGAAGCAGGCTTTCATCACCATGATGAACAAGCTGGTCTACGCGCACCGGATCATCCTAAAGCCATATGTAGACGCATTGAAAAACACATCTTCTGATGACTCGCTTCGGCGCATTCAGGAAATACAGACCTTATTAGCTCATAATACAGAAAAGCGCGAGACGCTGACAAAGCTTATGACACAGGGCATCATCGACCCGATCCTTTTCAATAAAGAAACAAACGAGCTGCTTTCGCAGGCGGACAGTTTTCGAGATGAGATCAACGCCTTAAAAAACGCAGTTTCCGGAGATGTCACAAAGATTGACGAAGCAGCAGCACTTCTGCGCTTTACGGGAAAAGGTGGAATACTCCAGGAATTCGATGATGACCTGTTTCAAGAATATGTAAACCGCATCATTGTACGCTCCAGAAATGAAGTGTGCTTTGAATTGAAATGCGGTCTGACACTTCGGGAAAGGATGTGAAAATATGGGTCATACACCTTACGGCTACAGCATTGAAAACGGTTGCGCCACGATTAACGAGAATGAAGCCGATAAAATACGAAAGCTATATGAGAATTATCTCTCCGGGATGGCACTGGCCAAGGCTGCTGCCGCTGCTGGCATCGAAACCTATCACGGCACAGCAAAACGTCTGATGGAAAACAGGCACTACCTCGGAGACGATTTTTACCCGGCCATCATCGATCAGGAAACCTTCGATAAAGCTGCTGCCATGCGTCTGGAACGCGCCGGAAAACTTGGCAGGCTGAACAAGAAAAAGAACACAAAGCCTGCAGCACCTCCTACAAACTTTCGCATGGCAACGGCAGCGCAACACTATGAAGATCCGAGGCTGCAGGCAGAATACCTCTACGGCCTCATAGAAAGCGAGGTAAGCTAATGGGAAATGTTATGGTGATTCCGGCCAGACGGCAGGTCGGAAATACAGTAAAACAATCCGCTCAGAAAAAGCTCCGTGTTGCAGCCTACTGCCGCGTCAGCACAGATTCTGAAGAACAGGAAACAAGCTATGAGGCTCAGGTCACGCACTACACAGAATATATTCAAAAGAATCCGGAATGGGAACTGGCGGGCATATTTGCAGATGACGGTATCTCCGGCACCAACACCAAAAAGCGGAACGAATTCAACCGAATGATCGATGAATGTATGGCAGGCAATATCGACATGGTCATCTCCAAGTCCATCAGCCGATTTGCCCGAAACACACTCGACTGTCTCCAATACATCCGGCAGCTGAAAGAAAAGAACATACCTGTCTATTTTGAAAAGGAAGCCATCAACACGATGGATTCTAAGGGCGAGGTGCTGATCACAATCATGGCGAGCCTTGCTCAACAGGAAAGCCAGTCCATGAGTCAAAACATCAAGCTGGGACTTCAATACCGCTACCAGCAAGGTAAGGTACAGATCAATCACAATCGCTTCCTCGGATACACCAAGGATGACAACGGACACCTGATCATCGATCCAGAGCAGGCAGAGATCGTAAAGCGCATCTACCGAGAATATCTCGAAGGCTCCAGCATGAATAAGATTGCCGACGGGCTTATGGCTGATGGCATTCTCACTGGTGCTGGCAAGACAAAATGGCACACCAGCACCATCAACAAAATTCTCCGCAACGAGAAGTACATGGGTGATGCGCTTCTGCAAAAGACTTATACCACTGACTTTCTCACAAAGAAGCGGATCAAAAACAACGGCACCGTTCCTCAATACTACGTCGAGGACGACCATGAAGCAATCATTCCAAAGGAACTCTTCATGCAGGTGCAGGCGGAGCTTGTCCGTCGCCGGACAGTTCATGTAAGCCCGACAGGCAAGAAACGCAGCTTCTCCTGCAATCACTGCTTTGCACAGATGGTTTTATGCGGAGACTGCGGCGAGCTTTACCGGCGTGTTCACTGGAATAACCACGGCTGCAAGTCCATCGTCTGGCGCTGCATCAGTCGATTGGAGCCTATCTCCGCCGAAAAAAGCTGTACCAATCGAACGGTAAACGAGCTCCTACTGCAGGAGATCACGGTCAAGGCCATCAACCAAATTCTCACCGAGCGAGACTTATTCCTTAAAACTTTACAGCAGAATATCGCCAAGGCCGTAGTGGGTGCTGACACCCTCTCTCCAGACGGCATTCAGGCAAGGCTTGAAGAACTGCAAAAAGAGCTCATTAAGAAGGCAAATAACAAACAAGACTACGATGCCATCGCTGACGAAATTTTCCGGCTCCGCGACCAGAAGGAAAAGTCCGAGCTCGACAGTCATCACCGAGAAGAAGCCATGAAACGAATTAAGGAACTGCAGAACTTCATAGCTAGACAGGAAACCGATATTACAGAATTTGATGAGACTCTGGTTAAAAAGCTCATTGAGAAGATTACCGTTTTCGCCGACCACTTCACAGTGGAGTTCAAGTCCGGTATCACAATCGACATCGAAGCATAA